AATTTGTCTGATTTATGGCATATACCAAATCTGCCATAATTCGCTCTGCTCTTCTTCCTTATTTATATAGTATATATTATATTATTATTATTATTACTATATATATGTCATACTGTCATACCCCCCCCTTCTACTACACACTGGGGGGTACTGAGGGGGGTGTAAAATAGTATTAGAGTACATGCCATAAATGCCATAAATGCCATAAATACTTAACGTGTTGGTATTGTTGAAGGAAACAGTGATTTTAGGCATGTCATAAATACTGCCAATAAACATGCCATAAATAAAAACCCCACCTTTTGAGGGGCGGGGTCATCGTGTGGGTGGCCGTTGATATGCATGTCGTTTGGCGCAGTCTGGTAGCAACGCAACCAACAAAAATAACCGCCATTACTGTGACTAAGTCGATTTTTATTAGATGAAACCACCCACTGGTAACTTAGATCATACCCTGTTGTGAGGGTAAAGTGTTATGTATTGCCGCCTTGAAATTTAACTTCATCGATATCACCTTCCTCTGATTTAATTCGTGATGTAATTTCACCTCCGCAAGCCATGTACCCACATGAATCGATCCAATTATCTAAGTGCATTGGGTTTGATCTACTGCGAGCAATTTTTAGCAGGGTCATCATTGCTGCCACGTCAGCCGAATATACTGTCACCCCCAAATAAATTTCCCAAAGTTCAGCTATCATTTCAAAATTATTTTCCATGTCACCGTGCTGTGCGGCGCGATCTTTTGTGACGTATTGCTTTGCGGTGTCTAGGATCTCTGATCTTGTATATTTGGTCATTGGTTTTCTCCAGTTAAATTGTATCTGGCGATGTAGTCAGAGACGCCTTGGTAGGTTATATTTAGGATGGTAGAGATGTCCCGGCGGGTTTTGCCTTCACCCAGCAGGGCTTCGATCTTTTCGGCCTTGGGTGGCAGGACAACATTGCGGCCATACTTTCCGAAGTAATCGGCCCCTCCTATTGTACCCCAAGTTTTTCTTGCACGGGCATTTTCTGCCTTGGCTGTAAGTTTCATTTGGTGAATCATTTTATTCATATTTGAGTTTCCTTTCTCAATTAATTGGTGGGGCGAAGTATGCGAAGCGTGGACGCCCTCTGGCCCCTTGGTTTTGGTCGCGGCACTCTATGCCCCGGTCTGTCTGTAGTGCGTCCAGAACGTCAGCACGTTTGCGTCTGTCCATATTAGCGAATGCTGAGACGCTGCGCGATAGGTCACGCTCAGTTAGTCCACCTAGTCCAGCCTTTTCGATACGAGCATAGACTGCCTTACAGGCTGCATCGAATGGGCCTTCGGCCATGTTTAAGCGGAACATTTCGATAGTTTGCTTGGCGTAGTAGTTAACGTATTCGATTGACCACGCCATTGCGTCTGCGCCGATATCATCTTGGCCCATTGATCTGGCAATGATGAGTGACAGGCGCATGGCGATCTCTCTGGATCGATTGTACATGGCCTCTAGTCCAGTGCCAGTTTCTTTCTTGATGGCGGCTACTAGACGTTCTTCGTAGTCGCGCAGGAGCTTCTTGGCTTCTGGGGTGAAGACAACTTCGATTGGGTGGGGCGGCATATCGTTGATGTTGCCTGCATCTAGGTCACCTTCGTGGGCGTTTGCCTGTTCCTTTGCCCAAGCTGACAGCCGATCAGAGATAGATGAGCGGCGTTTTTCTTGTGACATCTGGACGCCGATATCTGATTTAACGATCAGGAAACGGTTCAAGAGACCACTGGCCACGTCACCACCACCGATTGCCTGCATGAACTCAGAGGGCGTTGACATGCCGACTAGGGTTAGAGACGGGCGCTTAACTACGGTTTCGAGCTTTGCTGCTTCTGATGACTTCATTGTGTTGGTTGCGTATCCTTGCTGCCTAAGAACACCGTCCTGCCTGCCGAAGCATTCCATGATTGCCGTTAGGGCGTCTGCCTTATGCTGCATTCCTTTTGCTGCGGCTGCTTTAAGCTGACGGCCCAGCTCATCAACTACGCTGACATGGGTGGGCTTTTTGGTGAGGGTAGACATGACCCCCGCACCAGAGGTGTATCCAGACGGGCCGATCAGCTCTTCTAGGCCAGCCTCTTCGAGTAGCTCTTCTAGGACAGTCTTTGTGTGTTCCTTTCCAGATCCAGTCTCGCCTATGTTAAGGAAGTACAAGCTGGTGAAGTTTCGTTGATCTGTGACCCAGCGCCTGCCCATTGCCACTGACCCGAAAGCTAGGGCGCACTGAACTGCGAACTGAGGCTGGGGCTTGATGGCTGTGACTGTGTAATAATTGACCACATCTTGGAGGACACCGGGTACTGACATCAATTCTTCGGGTACTGTATTTAGTGGTAGGTCCACCTGTTTTGGCTTTGACATTATGTTGGCGGCTACCTTTGCGCCGTGTTCGATGGCCTCTCTATCATATTCGTGGTCTGGATCTTGAGTGACGTTTAGCATTTGAGCTGCGTCTTTTACGGCCTTGCTGACATTACCCATGTGTTCGTACTGACACCACAGCTCGAAGGCATCGAAGGTGTGGGCGCTGTCAAACGGATCTGATGCATGGTGGCTATAGGCACGGCCATCATCAAATAGTTTTACGCCGGCCAACTTGGAGGTGGAGTTTGGCGACAGGTATCTGCCACGGGATGTTTGCTTGTATCCGTACTGAACCAGCAGGCTGTGCATGTCGTGCGTTTCATTAAACTGGTCAATGACTGACGTGCCTTCACCTTTTGGGCGTGGCTTTCGGGTTGGCTGGAACTCTGCCTTTTTTTTCCACGGGCATATGTCTTGTAGCTGTGGGCGAAACTTATCCCACTCGCGCCATAGTGTCAGGAGCTGGGGCGGTAGATCTGGCAAGCCATCAAAGATTGACCTGCCTGCCCACTCATATGGACGGCCTGTATCTGGGTGGATTGATGGGGGCAGAACGTCTTGCACAGATCCAGCTCGAAGCTCGAAGACCACTTCGGTCTTGCGTGGATCGTCTTGGACTGGCCACGATATTTTGTGGGTGATTAGATCTGCGGGTGCTTTGAAGATCAGCTTGCCACGGTTTTCACGCCCAATGATTTGGGGTGCGGACTGCATGAGTGCAGAGAAGTCTATTCCCAGCTCCTCGAAGATAATCTTTGTGTGTTCGACGTTATCTATATCAACAGCACATGTGCCGCTGGCTCCATGCAGTAGACCTACATTGTGATTCGGATTCTGCTCATAATACAGCCGCGCTGCATCAGGATCGGACAGGGCTTTCTCTGGTTGCTGCCAGCCAAATCTCGTTGGGCCTTTAGAGCCTGCGGGGATTGTGACTAAGTACCAGCCCAGCTTCGAGCAGTAGTCTTCAACTGGGAATTTCATTCTGCCTCGCTTAAATATTCACTAAGTTTTTTCCACGTTGTTAGGCTGATTTGCTCATTACCTGTGGCTATTGATTTTACAGTGGGATGGGATAGGCCACACCTCTCTGCCACGACAGTCAGGCGGCGATCTTGGAGCGCGACCCTTATATCGTCTATTGGTATTAGTTTTTGCATTTTTCACCTTTTTTGCGATTATGTACAAAAATATCTTTACAGGCTGCAAATCTTTCTGTAAACCGATTTCTGTAGAGAGTGTGAAAAAGAGAATCGAAAGGAAATTGCGATGAGCAATATCGATGGATTGGCCTCCCAGTGGCTAGAAGTAAAGGCGTTAGAAAAGAAGATTATCGCACAGCGCCACGCGATAGAAGAGCAAATCACTGAGGCATTAGAAGCCAAGGGTGAAGGCTCCATTACCCACAAACTTGATGAGCATAAGATCACGTTGACACAGCCTGTGTCTCGCAAGGTTGACGCCATCGTTTGGGAAAAAATCAAACATAAAATTCCTGAGAACATGCAACCAGTAAAGGTTTCATTATCGGCTGACGCACAGGGCTGCAAATATCTGATGGAGAAAGAACATCGGATGTGGGCCAAGATTGCTGATGCCTTTGAAACCAAGCAGGGCAAGATCGGCGTCAAAGTCGAAATACTGTAATGACTTTTTGGTATATGCTGGTGGTCACTTATTCATTGGAAGTGAACGGTGACCACGAAAGTACATTTAATGTCCCGTTTTCAAACCAACCATCCTGCGCTGCGGCGATGGATGAAATATACCCCGTCATCTACGCGGAGTATCGGGACAGCATGGCGAAATGCATAAAGACAGATGTGCCATCGAAATCAATGAGGCCAAAGATGCGGCCTAAGAATTTAAAAAAGGAGAAGTAAAATGGAGAGAACAATGGATGATATTTTAGATGAGGTGTTTGGCCTTGTATTTGGGAAGGATTGGTAATGGCTATTAATCTTAAATCACTGTCGAAGCCTTCGGGCCAACGACCAATCATTGCCACGCTCTTTGGCGAGGGCGGCATGGGCAAGACCACGCTGGCAGCTATGTTTCCCAATCCTGTTTTTATCCGTACAGAAGATGGTACGGCTAGTCTGACAGGTAATGATAATGTCAGCTTGTTTCCGTTGGCTACGTCCACTCAAGATGTTCTGGATGCTATTGAGGCTCTGGCCACAGAGAAGCATGAACACAAGACACTGGTCATCGACAGCATAACTCAGTTGGCCACGCTTATTGAAAGTGAGATTGTTGCCGCTGATCCAAAGGCCAAGTCGATCAATCAAGCTGGTGGTGGCTACGGGGCTGGCTACAGCACGGCTGCTGAGAAGCATCGACAGATCCGCGACTGGGCTGGTTCACTTGCCTATGAGCGCAACATGAACGTGATCTTCATTGGCCATGCCGACACTGAGACGTTGGACTTGCCAGACATGGACCCATTCGCACGGTACACGGTGCGGATGCATAAGAAGTGTATTCCTCACTACACTGACAACTGCGATCTTGTTGGATTAATCCGACTAAAGACATTTATCCGTGGCGGTGAGGGCGACAAGAAACGTGCGATCAGCACTGGGGAACGCGAGATCATCTGTTTCCCACAGGCATCGTCAGTTACTAAAAACCGCTTCAACATAAGCGAACCTTTGCCGTTCACGTTTGACGGCGGCAACCCTTTTGCAGACTTTATAACAGAGTAGGAGAAACTCAAATGGACTTAAATGGATTTAACGCGCTGGAGATAGAACCAGCAACATCATACGAACCGCTACCTGCGGATTGGTACAAGGTTGTCATCACTGACACCGAAGAAAAGCCAACGAAGGCAATGACGGGATCATACCTTCAGCTCACGATTGAAGTGATCGACGGCCAACATGCGGGTCGCAAGGTGTTTGATCGCCTGAACTTGAAGAACCCGAACAGCGTTGCTGTTGAGATTGCCCAGCGCAGCCTGTCGAGCATCTGTCGCTCTATTGGTGTCAACAACCCGAAGGACAGTATGGAGCTGCGTGACAAGCCTCTGATGGTTAAATTGGCGGTCAAGCCAGCGGACGGTCAGTACGGCGCGTCTAACGACATCAAGGAGTATGCAGCAACTGGCGGTGCGACTGCGTCACCAGCTCCTGCGGCTGCGGCTGCAACGGGTGGCACAGCTACGCCACCTTGGAAGCGATAGTTCTTTTCTATGATGGGGCGGCTGGTCTGCCCCATTTTATGAATAGAAGGAGAATACGATGTTGGAATTTATGTTGATCAGTTTTTGCGTACAAATTGCGCTCAGTTACATGGGGGTGTTTCAATGAACCTTGAGCCAATGGCCACGCCTAAAACAATTGAGGCGATTTACAAATACTACAAAGACAGGCGCAAGAATGAGCACGGCCACACTTGGGCGGAAGCCAGATCGGAAACGATTGCAGCCGCGCTCTGTGGTATCAATTCAGACATGCTTGGCGTCCTAGCTTTGATGGTAGGATGCTTCGTCTTTTTGAGACTGGGGACCGCGAAGAGGATCGGGTGGTGTCGAACCTTCGGGCTGTCGGCGTTAAGGTCTGGGAGAAAGATCCAGAGACTGGATTGCAAGTTAGATTCGAGGCTTGCGGCGGTCACTTTGCATTGAGCTTAGACGGCGTGGGTGAGGGCTTTAAGGAAAGCGACAAGCCACACACCTTAGAGTTTAAGACGATGAACGAGAAAAACTTCAAGGCTCTGAAGAACTTGGGGTGCAAAAAGTCGAAGCCTATATACTGGTCGCAATGTCAGATCGGGATGCACTTGGCGGGGATCGACAGGTGCTATTTTTTTGCGGTCAACAAAAACACAGATGAGATGTACGGCGAGCGGATT